ATGAGGCTATTATTTTTCTAACAGAAAAAATCTACAAGCCAATTGGCATGAAACATCCGTTTATGGTAATGGGTCAAGCAGGTATGTTGCAATATCTCAAATCTCAAGGATTTATGTCGTATGATAATTTATTTGACGAGAGCTATGATCTAACGTCAGACCTTACGGAGAAGATTGCAATCCTTGTTAAAAATGTTTCCAACTATGAAAAAGTTCCCTACGATGCCGAAACGTTAAAGAGAATAGATCATAATTTTAATTTGTTTTATAACGAAGAACGAGTACTATCCGGATTACAAACTGACTATGTTGATCCCATGAGAGAATTTATCAATAAAAAATGATAGCAATTTTTTACACAGGCGATGATAGATTTTCGTCAGTTACAGCTGCCAATCATGCCAACGTGATTGATAAAATAAAAGAAAAATATCCGGTAACTGTATACGATCACAAACTTCCAGGATTTGATCGAACAGAATGCACCTTCACTCTCAGTGGGTGTTGTCAGGTTTTTGACTTTATGAAAAGTTCCGAAATCTTAGCAGAAAATATCATAGTAAAATTTAGAACAGACATTTGGTTCACCGACAGCTCAATAGAAATGCTGTTAGACGCTATTGACAATGTGGTCAATGATACACTTGATGTTGTGTATTTAGGATACGATTTTAGAAATTATTACTCTGAAAAAGGGTTTAAAATAGATGCTGATGCTATAAAAAAAGTTGCTGATTTTGTAGTAGTGGCAAATAAACAAGGACTAACTACTAGAGCCGTTGCATTACAAAAGTGCATTGATGATCGTTCCAAGAACGGGAATGTGTTGTTTAAAAATATAAGAAGTGATACTGCAAGGTCTCTTATGATCAGTTGTCATATGTATTTGGTACGCAAAGAATTTTTAAGTTTTTCGCACTATGATATTTTACACGATTGGGTGCAACAATACAGAATTACAGGAGACGAAATGAATTGGGTCCTGAACAATAAAGATTTGATAAACAAGGAATATTAAATGCCATCAGCATATTATCTACAAAGTGTAGAATTAGGAAAACAGTTCCAACGCAATAATAGCACATGGGGCGGTGATGATTGTAAAAATTATCACAATCAAATTAGAGTGTTGATGGACAAATACCAGGCCAAAACAGTACTAGACTACGGATGCGGCAAAGGCAGACAATACACAAATCTTGTGCCATATGGATTGCCAAGAGATCAAGTTACAGACCCAATGACTTTTCAAACTAGAATCAATGCAGAAACTGTGTATAAGTTTGATCCTTGTGTGGAAGAGTTTGAAACAGAACCTGTAGGACAAACGTTTGATGCAGTTATTTGCACACAAGTGTTGGGCAGTATTCCTGATGTTGATATGCCTTGGTTGTGTGATAAGTTGATGAACTACGCTACAAAATTTGTGTTCGTGGGTTTACACAACCCTTACAAACCGCTTAAAGCCAAAAAAAGAATGTATGATTCTACTCAAGTGACCTATCCTAGAAGCATTGAATGGTATCAAGAACAATTTACCAACTGGTCAGGTCCTGATTTGTATTGGTGGTTTAGAAGCACCGAACACTCAGTCAACAACTGGTATTCTATATCCACTGGGGGTATTAATGAAAATAGGATTTAACTGTAGCAGTTTTGATTTGTTACATGCCGGTCATGTGACCATGCTAAAGATGGAAAAACAACTGTGTGACTATTTGATTGTGGCCTTACAAACTGACCCCACAATTGATCGTCCTGGCATCAAAAATAAACCTGTGCAAAGCACATATGAACGTTATGTACAGTTGCAAGGTTGCAAGTATGTGAATGAAATTTTAGTGTACGATACAGAATTTGATTTGTTACAAATGCTACAAACTCAAACCATACACATTAGATTCCTTAGTGACGAATATATTGACAGGGAGTTTACAGGCAAGCAATGGTGTATAGACAACGGGATAGAGTTACACTATCACCGAAGAGATCATGTGTATAGCTCAAGTGAATTACGTGCTAGAACTGCCAACTTAGAAAACACTAAAGATAATGTTAACGCATTGCCCCAGCATAGCCCTGATTTGTTAAACAAGATAAGGTAAGAATTTTTTGTAGATTAGCCCCTGGCGACTTTCTTCGTCGGTCCAATGACACGCACTGAGATCGTTTAACCATTGAGTCCGATCTGGTAACTCTGGATTGTATATCCGTCCAACTTGTTGATTGGCCACATCCCAGCAAACACTACCGGGATCGTCTACCCATAGCGGAACTCCGTGCAATATTGCGGCCACGCCACTGCTACTGTTGAACACAAACGCACCAACAGCATGTTTTAAATCTTTTAATAATGATCTTGCGGTTGTATTACTAATACTTACATTAGAATTTGTTAATGCTGATACATCAGTAATTTTTCCCGGGTGAGGTCGCAATACAATATGCATATCGGAATGTTCACGTATGGCTCGAATTTTTTCATGAGCCCAAGCAAGTGGATTTACTCCTTTCATGCTCCAACCGCCATCTCTTTGCATCAACAATAAAATGTAATTGCCTTTGATACGCCAATCTGCTAGATTAACATTAATATTTTGAGACAACTGATCCCATCTTGATGAATCAGAATTTTTATTAACATATTCGCTAGTGTCATAAAATACACCATTGATACTGTAACGAAGATATTGACTGGCTGGATCAGCAAATTTAAAACAATTTGCATCAATTGCCATAACATGGTTGCCCAATTGTTTTTGTTGTTGAATTATATGTGCTCGTAATTTTATATTAGGGGTATGTTGCTCGGGGCTTGCCCATCCCAATATTACTGCCAACTTGGATGGAGTGTATATATCCTGTGTTTCGATATGTACTGTGGCACCCTGAGATCGTGCACCATCTGCAAACGCTATCAGGGTGTCAATTTTCCTACTGGGGTTTTGTTTTTGTAACGAACTTAAATAAACAACAACATCAGGTGTTTTCATTTAATATCTTCCATGCGGTACCATCACGCATGTCAACTTCAGTAAATTGACAATATGAAATATGTCTTGCCCAAGCATGAACTTCATCTAATGTTGGTATTTTTAAAGATTCTATTTCACTAACACTATGGCTACACAATGCCGAGGCCGCATTTGGCCCCAGGGTAATAGCAGGCTTGCCCAACAACAATGCTTCACCAGCCGCAATGCTGGAAAACGTGACCAAACAATGCACATCTCTATCCAGGGCCATTTCCATAGTATCATCATTGACTCTAGTGGCACGACCTTGTTTAGTTCTTACTACAACGGGACGATCTGTGTATTTTTTAATTTCTTCTTGAGTCTCAGTTAGCCATTCTTCAAGATCAATATTGTAAAGATTCAACAATTTTTGACTTGGGGGTGCAAGCAATATATCGGTGCCGCCCCTAAATTTTCTTAATTTTACTCCAGTGGCTTCAAATCTATCACCTGGTCTATCAACGATGGGTCCAAAATTTTGTACATCATTCTTTGTAATTCTGTGATATAGTTTTTTTCTTCCGTTACCAAAATATCCAGTATCAATATAATAAAAATCTCGGCCGTTGGACTGACAGATTGACATTTCTTTGCGTTTGGTTATACCTCTGAATACTGCTGGAGTCATACTGGTACTGTGTTTTTCCCAGTTAGAAATTTGACCACCCGATCCTAGTATAAAACTTTGCAAATATGGGTCATACATTTTGCCTTTCCTATCAAATTTTGTGTCTTTTTCATCAGTACCAATTGCCACTGCTGAATTATTATCTAGTTGTTTCAGTTGATCAACTAACATATCTAAGGTTATACCATAATATGTTCCTGCCGGATCCACTCGATATTTGAGAATGTCATCAAATAATGTTTTGACACTTGGTGGAATCATGTCAAACACATGCTTGGGCTGAACCTCAGGTGGTAGTGGAATACGTGTGGTCTCGTCTTCTTGCTCCCAGTCGCTCATTCTGCTGACCTTTGTTGGCAATGATCTGTTAACGCATGTTCATGATGCCACTCTTGTGCCATGGTAGTATCTTTAAACTCATCAAAACACGGTGCACCTAGTGTGTAATGTAACAATTTAGCATCTTCATTTGGTCCAAATTCGTCAGGCAACCAATTCCACTCAATTGGCAATTCCCCAATGCGGTTGTTATCTAGCCAAGAGAACCTGTGCAGTTCGGCACCAGTGGCTCCCATCACATACTTAGGAGTGAGTTTTTTATTAGGACTGGTAAAGCAGTTCCAAATAATAACACTTGACCAATTTTTTCTTGGGTAGTCTTCGTTCTTGGAGCCAAGATACTTTACAGGCATCCGAGTTTTGTAATCATGCTTGACCACCATGACGTCTTTGGCAAATTGATTCAATTCCCAAAGTTTAGTAATGTCGTCTCGCACAATCATGTCACCATCAATAAAGATAGCACTGCCGGTGAATCCCATTAGGTACGGTACCAAGAAGCGTGTGTAGATAAATTGATTGCTACCGTCTTTGTGCGTTTCGGTATAGTCTTGAAACAAGTTTAATGCCACTGGATGTATGGCCACAGGACTTGTGCTGTGTCGTATAATACTGTTAACGCAGGTGTGATATGCCACTGCTTCTCGTGGATCGTATCCAATGAAGACGGGTATGATTTCTTTCATTTTCTTTCAATATCCTCTTCCACACAGTTTGCTCCATACTGTATTTCTATTAATTTTAGTGGCTGATCGGTTTCGTTGCACAACATGTGCCAAGAATTTTTACCGATCCAGATGTGTTCATGCACACCGTAGTTGCCTACTAGATCATGATCACTAGAACTATCTAATGTGTATACTGCGGCTTCTCCTTCGGCCACAAACCAAAACTCTGCACGTTGATCGTGCCTTTGCATGCTCAAACATGTTTTGGGATTTACAGTGAGTTCTTTTAATTTGGTGTTTGGCCCCACTTCGTGCAACACACGATAGTTACCCCAGGCTCGCGGCGTTCGTGGCTTGTTCCACTCTTCAAGAATCCACGAACTGGAATTCATTTTGTTTTCACCACCTACACCAAACACAAACTCTACGTCATCAAATACCATTTCGGGAATGTTATCTCGAGTGCGATCACCGCCATTGGCAAACACAATGTCTGAATTGGGATATTTTAGTTTCATGGCACGAATAGCATCACAACTGCTACCGTCGTCATCATTGAATGTGATCACATCGTCTACCATGTTTAAACTTGTGACCAAGGCAAAACGCTCTGCCATGGGCATAAACGGTCTACCTTTTTTGCGTGTTAGCCACGCATCGCTGTTGAGGCCTATTACTAACCTGTCACCAAGTTGTTTGGCGGCTCTAAAATAAGCCAAATGTCCAGAATGCAGAGGATCATATCCCCCAGTTACAAGTATAATTTTCATGCAGGTATTTACACCTGGATGTCTTCCATGCCTGCAGTTCTGAGCCTGACCACGTGGCCCATTTGCCACTGTTTGGTATCTAGACCTTTGAGAATTCCCAACCAGCGATTACGCAAATATGCTACTTCGTTGATAAGAGTTTCGTAGTCAATTACTTCATCTTCACCGTCTACATACTTTTCAGCATCTCTAGACGTTAACGCTCTAGCATATCCTTCAAGATACTTTTGAAAGTGTTTTCTGCGGATTTTACGCAGTTGGATATTGAGATAGTTTAAGACAGCTTCAATTTCTTGAAGCTGGTTAAAACGTTGTTCAGTAATTCCGGGCAGAGCGGTGATGTTCTTTTCAACTACCCCGTAGATTCTACAATCTTTTTTAGCATCTTCGAGCTCGCGTTCATAGTGACTAATAAAGTCAGGAATAGCGTTTAAACTTGCAACTACACGACTATACCACATAATTTAACCATTGTAACATACTGTCGGGGAAAATGTCAAGCCCTAAGTTCCTGCGACGAGCAAACTCATTAACAAATACAGAACATTGTTGACGCTGTTCTGTTGTGGGATTAATCATTAGTTCTTGAACAATTGAATCTTTGACCGCAATTGAACTATTTTGGATAGATTTTATTAATTTTTCTTTGCTGTGATTGTCTAGTACTCGTATCCCAAGGTAATCTGGGTCATGACAAAAATCATAATTTATAAAGATATCATGATATCTATCTGCAAACTCTACTAATCCAAATGCAGTTAGATTGCTAATGACTGAATTAAAATTAATTTTTACGCCACAATCATTGATTATTTTTAAATTTTGTTCAAATTTTTGATAGGTATTACCGTAACGATTAAACTCATAAAATTTGTTGATATTTTCTGCGCTTACAAATATTTTTAGATTGGGAATATGCTTGATCTTGTTGATTTGAGTTTTTAATCTAGTAGAATCGACCCCAAGTCCAGACCATATTATAATTTCACCTGTATCGGGAATATTTTCTATTAGTTTATCTAAATTATTATATAAAAACGGTTCACCACCTTGAATGTCTATCTTTCTAGGATTACGGAACAATTTTATTTCTTTCAGTAATGTTTCAAAATCTTTTGTTTGTGCAATTTCAGTCTGACTTAGTTTTAATATCACACGATCAATTGGCTCTATTTTAAATCTAGTTGATTTGCTATATACGCCATTGTTTTTTATATCATGTAACCAAGCCGTACTGTATTGTTTACAACAATAAGAACATGTTAAATTGCAAGTTGATCCCAGAACAATATTCAAAGTATCAGGTTTAGAAACAACATCAGTATGGGTTTTTTCCATACTAGAATGTTGTATACGACGACTGGTTAATCCTTGACTTTCGGGAATCCAACAAGCCTTAGCGCAACTTTTAACCGGAATATTTTCTAACATATTTTGTCTTTCTAATTTTAATAAATCAGTATTAAATATGTTTCCTGGATTATTTTTAAGCCAGGCCAAATTGATTTTTTCAGGTGTTGCCGCACAGCACGAATACGTTAATTTTTTTTCTAAATCAAGTGTTAACCATTTAAATTTTTGATTACAATAAAAATCAACCAATTTGTCAGACATTAATTTTCCCAGTCTTCTTCCTCGTCTTCTTCCTCAGATTCTTCGTCCTCTTCTACATAGTCCTTGTCATTATCAAGGTATGCAGTTAACGCACGTTTGATATCTGTATCGCCTTTGAAGGCGGTACGTATGTCTTCAACATCCGAATCATTGTCCATCAAGATCTGCACCACAGTTTCTGCGGCTTCTGCGCGATCCACTGTGTTTACAAAACGTTTAAGTTCTCCCCAAATTTCACTTGCTATTGCTTCACTCATCATTAGTCTCCTCTTGGATACTTACCTCTGATTTCTGTTTTCCAAAGTCTTCCATTACTTTGTCCAAGCAACCGCCTTCATTGGCTTCCCATGCTTTGCGAAACTGTTTAATAATTTCGCCATCGCTAGTGGTAAATGC